GTCGACGCTGGCATCCTCGAGGAAGAGATCCCAACCGTACCAGCAATCCGCCTCCAGGGGGATCTCGTCGTACCAATCTTCACTCGCCATCTTCACCCTCCCTGATCTCTCTGCAGCATCGAGCACATTTCGTGGCTCTGGATTCGTTGGTTCGCTTCAAAACTCGATGACAGCGAGTGCATTCATAATTCCGCTTTCCGGAAATGATTTCCCCCAGGACACAGGCTCGTAGTGACACGGTTAATTTGTACCTAGGTGTATGATTTCCAGATTGCATTAATTTTCCCCTCTCTGTTGATTGCGGATCCTTCTGTTCCTGGTGCGGCACTCGCCGATGAGAGCTTGGTCTGGAGTGTGTGCTGGACGATGCAGCATGATCCATCCTCGAGGCCGTCCTCGACCAGTCCAGTGCCGTTCTAGCTGTGCGCGGACCTTCTTGCCACACTTGCGGCACTTGCGCTGTAGATGGGCTGTAGAGTCCCTGCATTGCCATACCCACCACTGGAGGCACTGTGGGCACTGGTAGAGTCCCTTCCTCATTCGATCCACATCTTGGTTTGAGCGTCGCAACAGAATGGATGAGGGGCGGCGAAAATTACGGCATCGACGGCGAATACGTGTTTGCATTGAATACAAATCAACCTCATTCCTTCGCCTCCTCGATCATACGGTCCATAACTTGCCTATCCATCTTCAAGAGCTTCACTTCCTTCTCCAGGCGCTTGACCTCTGCCTCCCAGACTCGTGAGAAGAGTATGCATCGGCTCACATGGTACGATCTACCGTTCGTTCGGCTGTGCTTGGGCCACTGGATGAAGACAGCGTGTGCTTCGGGCGAGAGGCTGATTGATTCTATTGGCATGGCCTCTCCTGGCATTGATAGTTAATAACAATAACTCTGTTTGAGTACTCGACAATCACTATTAACGGCGAACAAGGATGGGTGGGCGCTGCGGGGGGCTGAAAAGCATCAAGATAAGCACCTTCATGGGCGGTGCACCACCGGAGCATAGCGGGAGCACCTATGCCTATTGACACAATTACCCTTCTAATCGCCCTAACTAGCCTGAATTTGCTTGCTCTCGGTGCTCTGGCCCTCTGGATCAGGGCAGAACTCGATGCTGCAGTGGTAGAATTGGACTCTGCCCTGGCTCTCGCCATCAAAGCGACGATGGATCAGCTCGGTGATGGTGTCCTGGGCGGGTTCGATCCGGTGAACCCAGTGCAAGCTGCGATTGCGTCGATGATTCAGGCGTATGCAAGCAACAAAATCACAACGATTGAGGGTACTGCGTCGCCGAGGGGTGCCGACGGTACCTTTCAGAAGGGTCTCGAAGAGTTTGAGTGATAATTAATAGCGAGGTTTTCTAACACTCGCGTTATGGCACGCCGCCGAGCCAAGAGATCACGCCGAAGAAGCCCGAAGACGATCAGTTTGTACAACATGGCGGTCGGCTATGGGAATCTGGCGATTCTAACTGAGGGCACAATGGGGACATCACCCTACGGAGTCATCACCGGATCTACAGACCTCGGCTACAAGTCAGTTTCAGATGTCGGCCTTGGTGCCACTTCGATGACCCTCTCAGGCGCCGGAGTCATTTCCCTGGGCGACATCCTAAACGAGCCTTCACTAGCTATGAATACGATCATGCAGAACGCCAAATCCAATGCTGTTCCCATGGCAATAGGTGCGATCACCTTCAATGCAGGCGCGAAGATTTTCAGGAAGACCATGGCAAAACCATTCAGAGAGGCGAACAAGCTCATCAAGCCCCTGGGTCTCGGAGTGAGGTTGTGATTTTATGGCAACAAATACTACCTGCGGAAACCTCGTATGCTCTGACGGAACCAATATCCCATTGAAAGCCGAGCTGGCTGAAGGGACTCAATCGAATCTGACCACCGACACCGCCTACACGGTATCGGCACAGAACGTCGGTGACTTCGCGCCTGGCAAGACAGTAGTGTCTGGCCTAATTTCCAGCGACAACGGGGCCGGGTTCGGCTACATTCTCTCGCAGGGCCTGGTTGCTGCAATCATCCCGTGGTCTGTCAAAGGTGCTGTAACCGATGGATCACCAGCGCTCTGCCAACCCTACACCCTCAAGGCCGGTGATATCGTTCGCTACATGAACAACACCGCCGCAGATCGAGAGGCAGCGATGGCTTGCTACACTGCCCGAGGAGTTTCTCGAATCTTTGTAGTGACACCAACGGGTGGCGCGACCAACGAGCTCGTGGATCTCCAGACTGGAAACAGCATCGGAGACACTCTCCAGGGTGACCGCATCGTCAAGTGGTTCGGTACCTCTGTCGACGGCAACAAGATTGAGACGCAGGGCTTCTTCGTCGTCGACGCCCTGGGTAACGTCGTCGGTTCGTGCTCGGCTACCAGCCCGATTGTGCAACAGCCTGGCTTCTCCCCGGCCTCGACTGCTATCGCTCTGAACTACAAGGCTCAATTCCTGACCAACGCCTGAGGTGATGGAGATGGCAAAGCTCACCAAGGCTGCAGGACGCCGACGACTCGGCGAGATCGAGGCCAAATCAAAGAAACTATTCCTTCGAGGATTCATCAGCACAAAGGATCTCGATACCATAGAGCGTATCTGCAAGTCCCGAGCAAAGCAATTGAAGTGATAGGATGCCGCTTCCAGATGCCCCAGGGGAGTCCCCGCGCGTATACAAGCTCTTCAAGAACACCACTTTGGAGAACGTGACTAACGCAAACATCACTTCTGTAGGCGATCCAATCACTATCGAGATGCTCAACGAGGATGAATTAAGAAGATTAATCCTCTGTCAACTGGCCAGATTATCGGTAAAATCCGAGTGGGACGGACTCCTAGGGTGATCTCATGCCACTACCAGACGCAGATAAGAAGTCGCCCAGGGTCTATACCAACCTTCAGAACCTAGATCTAGACTCTGTAACCTTCACTAATGTCCAGGACACTGGCAATACAATCGCAGTAGAGGAGATGAATGAGGATGAAATGCGCCGTCTTGTCCTGGTTAACCTGGCACGATTGGTCTGTGCCGGCGAGTGGACGGGCCTGCTAGAGTCGGGAGGAGGGGCGTACAAGCAGACTCCAGTATTATCTGATGCCAACTACGATACCTACGACATCTCATGCGCAGCACCCTGGGGCGTTATCTCGAAGGACACTGACGGTGTGGATGACGAACCCTGCTTCTATCCGTTCATAGTCGGCGTGACGTCTGCAGCAGGATCCACCAACACCCTACAGCTCGGACTCTACAACGCTGATTCAGATACAGGGGTGCCCACGACTCTGATCGCTTCCTGCGCCATCGACCTCGAGAGTACCGGCAGCATTCGCCAGACCAGCTTCACCGGGACTCCTGCAGTAACCCGCGATAATCTGTACTGGATGGGCTACTGTCGATCACAAGCAGTCGCTGCCACGATCCAAACGTCAAAGCAGATTTACTGCCCGGGCCCTGGTCCTACAAATTCCACAGAGGATATGAAATCCCATCTCGAGCTGCAGAGCAGTGACAGGACGCTGCCGAGTACGGTTGATGAAACCGACCTGCAGAGCACGAACTCAGAAACCCCGGTCATGTTGTTGGAGTGGTGATGATGCATAGGAACACTCGACACTATGACGGCGAGACACTCCTCGAGGAAACCTTTCGAGATGTAGAGTGGGACGAGGTTAGACGCCTCAGGGATCGAGACCTCGAGAGCTGCGACTGGCGTGCTGGCAAGGATGTCGTCTTGGCTACCGCCTGGAAGGACTACCGCCAGGCGCTTCGAGATCTCCCCCAGGATCATGCCACGGCCAACGACGCCTGCGACGCATGGCCGGTGATGCCTGATGAGTGACATGTCAGAGAAGGCTCGCGACCTCTTCCAGAAGAACGGAATGGCATTCCTCCTCGGATGGATCCTCGGGATGGGCCTCGGGCAAAGCCTCTGGGATTCAATCGTCGGGGTGCTCTGATGAGCAAGCGCCCTCCTGACCAGGTTATCGAGTTCAGAATTTCTCTCCAAGATCGGGAGAAAGAAATGTTCGACTCCCTGATTGGCGCGTACCAGGTTGACAAGTTCTCTGAGGCAGTCGACCAGGCTCTCTCGTTTCAGAACGTCTACCTCGGCATTACGCTGATCGAGATTGCCACTGGCAAGGAGATCCTCTTCGGTACTCCCAACGATCTCAACGACCTCATCGCCGACGTTCGCACCTGGTGGGCGGCGAACAAAGATGAGTTCGGCCCTGGTCTCTGGAACTTCTTCAAGGGACTCTTCGAGAGAGCTCCACTGACTGCAGCTCAAGAAGCAGCCATCCAGGAGACAGCATCACTCTACCAGCAACAAGCCGGCGTAGATCCGTCCACTGGCCAGGCTTACACGAGTGTGGCGCAACTTTGGGCCCAGGCATTCGGTGTGAACCTACCCTGATTCAAAGAATCGGGAAAAGATGCCTCTACCCCTAGGGTGGAGAGGCAAACAGAACACACCGTGGATCCAAAATTGCACACATTCGCACTATTTCTCCACAATTCAAACAAATCGCCTCCTCAACATCCACAGCGCCCATCACCAAGTCCGGATTGAGATTGTCCATAATCTCTCCCCAATCTACGAAGCGGATCAGAGTGTCGACGCTGGCATCCTCGAGGAAGAGATCCCAACCGTACCAGCAATCCGCCTCCAGGGGGATCTCGTCGTACCAATCTTCACTCGCCATC